TATGCCGCCTTGCTGTTATCTCTGGAGAGCTTGGAGCCTGCCTCCTGCATAGCAGCTATGGCAGAAGCAGCAGTCACACCTGAGCTTGTGCCGCCGGTGGAGATATCTCTGTTGCCTGTGGTCTCCTTGAGCTCGTCTATCTTGTCCTTGACCACCTGCACATAGATGTTGTTGAGAGTATTGGGCTTGACCGGCAGGATGCTGTCCTGTCCAAGGTTGCCGTCCACATGGATGAAGTCCTTGTTGGTGTCGGCATACTCTTCCTCATTGACGGAGCCGTCATTGCGGATGAAGTGCCTGGGCTTTGCATTGACCAGCATGTTCTTCATGATGGCCTGATTGCCTCGGTCTATGTACTCCTGAGCATTCTTGCCGATGTCGATATATCCGAAGCCTGCAGGAGTGCCCTCCGTTTTGAAGAGGGGATCGAATATGAAGGGATACAGGCCGTGGTCATACCATCCGGTCTCTGCCATCGCAGGCTTGATGATTTTGCCCATCTCGTCCATCACAGGCTCAGTCTCGTTCTCGGTGGCGAACAGCACCACATCATTGACATACTTGCAGTAGTGCAGCACAGTCTTGCCGCCCTGATACTTCTTGTAGTACCAGTCCACTACCACGCTCTTGCCGTTGGTGTCCACAGTGTCATCGTAGATGTACTTGGATATGTCCATCGTGGCATTGGAGAGCTTGCCTTCCAGTTCAGGATAGGCATCTATCAGCATGTCATTGTCAGCCAGCTCCACATGGAAGAGGTTTCTGCTCTTCTGGATGTCGGTTATACCGCTCTCCCAAAAGAGGTTGATGAGGTCCACCTTCTGGATGGATATATCACCAAGGCCATTGAGCTTGCTCTTATCCCAAAACACACCGTATACGCCTGTGCCTGCCTTTAGCTTGTAGTCCCACACATCAGAGTAAGTGCCTTCAAACTCACACTGATCCAGAACAACAGGGATGATGGAAGAGAGCATCTCTGCCTCTGCCTTGTCTCCTTCTTCTCTCGGCAGCACATTCGGTGCAGGGAAGTTGTCCATAGCATCTGCATGCTTATTGGCAATACAGTTAAACAGCCATGCAGAGCTGGGCTCTATCTCCTGAGTGCCGCTCTTGCGCATGCATTCCCAGTGCCTGAGCTTGTACCACTGCTCATTCTCCACTATGCGCCGTTCAAGGTTTGCCTTGCCTTCCTTGTACTTGTTGAGAGTGAGCTGCGCCTTCTGTATCTCCTCTTTTCCTATGCGCTCTGAGAGCACCGAGAAGCCGTCTCTTGCGCCGTTGGCATCTGCACCCTGCTGGGATACCATCTGAGCTGCTCTGAGCTTCTGTGCCTCCTCCTGAGCTGTAGGACGAGGTGCTGACTGCCGTCTCATCCTCTGCTCCTCAAAGGGAACTTCAGTTGCCGGGGATTCCTCGGCAGGTGTTTTCTTCTTAATCACCATCTATAATCTCCATTCTCGGCATTCTCACTGCCGCTGTGATATCCTTCCTGTCTATGTCAAGGAAGATATGCAGAGGATTGTCGTTAAAGTCATCAGGCTGTGCTGCCACACGAGGCTCAATGGGTCTTGACATGAGGAAGTACCTGACTTCATCTGCCACATGGTCCTCTCCTTCGGTGTCAAGGTCTTCAGGCTTGTGCTCGTCATACTGCAGCAGGGGAATGGTCCTAATGAATGCCTTGCAATTGCTGAAGACATACATCATGGGGAATCCTCCCTCATCAAAGGCCAGCCTGTAGTGTACCTGCATCCATCCAGGGATTCTCTTGTGGTCACCCTTGGTGAAGAAGACCTGATGCTTGGCTGCTGTGTCCGCTATACTCTCGCCTGTCTCTGCATCCCATATGGCTGGGTCTGCAATGCCTATGATTCTCTTGCCTCTGAGCCATCTGTGCTCCCTCTCTATCCTTGCTATCTCCGCAAAGACCTGGGGAGGAGTCCACTTGATACCCTCATTGGGAGTCTTAGTGCAGCCATACAGCTCAAGTATCCTGTAAACCACACCATCATAGTCCACTGCCCACCAGCCGCATGAGAAGGGCTTGTTATAGCCCCAGTCAAAGCTGCGGTATATCTTCCAGCCCTCTGGTATCTCAAAGGGCTCGATGACATGAGTCCACTGCCTGTCATGGTAGTGCTCAGGCTTATCCACAAAGTCCTCAAAGAACTGACCTTCAAAGATGTCCCAGTCACCATCCAGCCATGCAGCTCTCAGTTTGGGAGGTAGCGCCTCAAGCTTGTGGATGTAATCAGGATCACTCTGCATAAGTGCAAGATTGTCTGTGACCTTGCTTCTTATGAAGAGGTAATCATCAGCCCTCTCCCCATCCTTATAGAGCTTGTCCACAAACAGCCTCTTCACCCACTGATGGCCTTCACCACCGGGATTGCAGGTGTAGTAGATTCTCTTGGGGAAGTTATTGACACCACGCACACAGGCATTAAGCTTTTCTATCTTGCTCTCGCTGTGGTGTGTTGCCTCATCTATGAAGAGCACATCCACCTCAGTGCCCTGGAATCTCTGCGCATCCTTCTCGTTGTCCAGATACCTGAAGAGGATTCTTGAGCCATTGGGGAATACTATGTGCTTCTTTGAGTCGTTGTACTCTGCTATGCGCTCATCCTTATCCTGATGGTAGCATTTGAGCATAGCCACCAGAGGCAGTATGTGGTTTTCCTGCAGCTCAGGATAGGTGCGGCGTATTATCATGACCTTGATGCCCGGATGCTTCAGACAGAGCAGTGCAGCCTTCACACGCACAGCCCAGCTTTTGCCTCCTCCTCTTGCTCCACCGAAGGCCACAAACTTGGAGGATGCCTCCAGGAACAGCTCCTGCTTCTCACTGGGTCTGTCAAACTCCAGTCTCATCAGTTGCTCCACCTCTCAGCATCGCCCTTGAAGCTGACTATCACTTCAGGCTTTTTGTTATCTGCCTCGGTGTCTCGTCTGAGCTTGGCGATCCTCAGCTCCTGCTCTTCCTTATCCTTCTCGGAGCGTATCATCATGATGTCCATCACACTCTTGAGAGCATCGGCACAGTCTTTCACAGCTTTGCTGCTTCTCTTGCCGTCTATGTTCTCCAGAGTGAGCTCTATCTTCTCCAGAAGCAGGTCTGCTGCCTGCTGTACTCGCAGAGCTCTGTCCACGCTGGTGGCCTTCACCGCCGCTATGACCTCTGTCATAGTGGTGTCCTTGACTGTCTCACGAGCGTCAGGCCATCCTTCCTGCTTTGCTTTACGCTGCAAAACGCCAAAAGAGACTCCATGCTTCTTGGCAAGTTCTCTGTAGCCTATCTTGGTGCTGATATACTCAGCTCTTATATCGTCCCAATTCACAGGGGAGCCTCCTTTCGTTCTTGATGAGCCTATTGTATAAAAAAAGGGGAGAGCTTCGTTAGCCCCCCCTAAAGTCGGTTAATTTTTTTCTTTATATCCACATCATATGTATCCAGCATAGTCTCTCTTTTCTCTGCTTTGAGCTTACGCTGTATGATTCTCCTGTACTCCGCATAGTCCTTGCAGCTGCTGTGGCATCCTGCGTGGCGCACTGTGCATTTATAACACGGTACCTTCATCCCTGATAGCCTCCAGTCTTCTCCTGAGCCCTATGCACTCTGCCTCTGCAAGCATTCTCTTGTGGTTGGCCTCGGAGCGCTCCCTCTCCAGTCTCTTGACCTTCTGCTTAAGCTGTGAGATTTTGGCATTCTTCTCTCGCAGGGCTTCACCCATGAGCTCAATAACCTTATCTGAGTTGAACATAGCTCCTCCTTATGTCTCTCTGATTTTTATGCCGTGGACCTTGAGCATGAGCTTACGCTTGATGATGTAGTCAGGAGTCCTCACACCCTTGGTGTCTTCTACAACAAGCTCACCATTTTCTATGTAGACAAAGTCTGCAATGTAGCAGCAGCTTCTCTCCACACAGCGCCTGCCGTCCTTGAGCCTCTGCCCCTTCTTGCCGTAGCGTTCATAGCTCTCATATTGAGCAGGGATGAGCTCAAACTCCACCTGCCGCTTCAGGTCCTTTATTTTGCCTGCCCTCTCCAGCAGATTGAGCTGCACCCACCTGTCAGCTTCCTTCTTGCTGGCATGGAGCTTGCCGTCTCTGGAGATGGTCTTCTTGCTGTGGTATTTACTCATCTTCCCACTTCCTGTTCAGCATCTGCGCCACCCAGCACTCATTGAAGGCCTTGTCGCAGTATTTGGTTTTGTAGTCCTTGAGCTGCGTAGAGCTGGAGAAGGCCTGATGCAGTGTGGCATTCTCCTCCACGCCCTCGCAGACTATAAGTTGCTTCTCTGCCCGGCGATAATATGGGCAGAGAGCGT